TTAAGTATGGTTAGTTATAACAAAGAACCATTCCCAAGTTTTAATTTTACACCTAGTTATTTTCCAGGATTATTCTAATGAATTATGATAAATATATCGGGTTACCGTACCTTGAAAATGGCAGAACTGAATCTGGTGTAGACTGCTGGGGATTAGCTCGACTATATTATAAAGATCAGTTTAATATTGATTTACCAAGTTATACTAATGAGTACAATGGCGGACAAGATCCCGCCATTGTTTCCATAGTTAACGCACACATAGATAACTGGGAACAATTAACTGCGCCTAATATTGGGGACTTATGTCTTTTCAATATACTGGGCGAGCCTACTCACGTGGGTATATACATAGGTGATAGTAAATTTTTACATTGCCGCGAAGGCATGGATTCAGTAATTGAATCACTAGATAATATTAAGTGGAAAAACCGCTTTGCAGGATTTTACAAATATACAACACAGGCTCAAGTAGCGGTTGTAGGGGCACCTCATCCCTTAAGAATGAGTACTAATTTAGATTGGACTGTAGAAGGTACTACAGTCCAAAATTTGGTTGACTTTGTTCATAACAAGTATCAAGTAAGTAAAACTCTTGTTGATAAAATTGTAATTGTAATTGACGGTATTGTTGTCCCACAAAAAGATTGGGCAACTACTGTATTACGCAAAGATCAACAAGTATCATATAAAAGCATTGCCGAAGGCAGCTCTACACGTCGACTACTTTTAATAGTAGCTGTATTGGTTGTTGCAGTTTACTTTGGTCCAGAGGTTGGAGCAATGCTAACACCAGCAGGAACTGCTGCGAATGTACAACTTGCCGTAGGTCAAATGGCTATTAATATGGCAGGAATGGCATTAGTTAATGCCATTGCTCCTGTTCGTCAACCAACCAGCAATGATCCTGGAAGTGCAGCAGCACTTAACTTATTTACAGGATCTAGTAATCAAGCAAATAAATTTGGAGCTATCCCAGTTGTTTTAGGTAAAGTACGCTTTACAGGTATGTTAGGAGCTACACCTTATGTAGAGTCCTTAACTGATACTAGCATTTTAAATACTGCTATCGTATGGGGTTTTGGTCCGCTTGATGTAACCGATATCTGTATTGGTGGAAACCCTATTGAGAGTTACTACGACGGATTACCATCCACAGTACCGCGTCCAGTTACTTTAAAAGGTATGCGTGGGGAGTCTACTACTGATTTTGATAACCTATATGGAAAAGATGTAGAGCAACAGTTTAAAAATGTAGAATTAGTAAATAATATTACGGATGGTAACGCTTGGACAGAAGTTACCCTAGCTCAAAATGCTGATGCAATTGATATTGCATTTAGTTTTCCAGAAGGCATCCGTAAAATTAATACCAAAGACGGAAAAGTAAGTGCTACTACGTGTCAGGTAGAGATTCAAACACGCCCTTATAGTACGTTGTCCTGGGATGCGACAACAGCCACTACTTCGCTTGGTATATATAAACTTGGTAATGCTGATGCAGCTACTTTAGATGCTCAAGCATATACTTCTATACTAGTACCTCCACAAGAACCTGATGCAGAAGCAGGAGTTAACCTACATCGTTATAGTATTTTTTGTTTAAGCCCAAACGGTGGTATAGCTAGATTTGACGGAGCTGTAACAGATACTTTCAATAGTCCTGCAAGTGCTTGGTTACAAGATAAATATAATCAAACTAGTTATAGTAATCTACTAGGTATTGATCATAACTGGAATTATTTACCTATAATTCCTGCAGGCTATTTAAATCTATACACGTTATATCAGGATAGTTCCGGAACAGTAACAGTAGATTCAACTGCTATTAGCAGCTATGCAGGTATTCAAGGATTAACTCATACTATTACTGCCGAATCTGTTCAATCAAGCGATGGAACCTGGATAGACGCTGCAACTAAAAAAATAAATATTAAAGCCGGAAAAGTTTACTCTGAAACAGCTACTGCAGTAGCTCCAGGAGTTACAGAAACTATCTGGGATAGTCGCATGATAACGGCTATTGGAACAACAGTTAGAACTGCAGGAGCCTGGAAAGGTTGGAATAATGTATTAAAAAATACGTCTGTTTGGTCCGTAGCTAGTAGTGTAACATTTAATCATACTGAAAACAACGTATACTTTAAGTATGATGGGTACTACATTATTCAAGCTGCTGCTGATGATGAGGGTGAAATTTACATAGATGGTACTAAAGTTGTTGAACTGCCTAAAGGTGGATATGCAAATTATGTACAAGGATCTATAAAATTAAAAAAAGGATTGCACTCTATTACTTTAGTAGGGCGTAATAGTCAAGGTGGAGATGCAGCTATTGGAGTTGCTATTGGCTATAATGCTAATGCAGGTTTAAATATACGTGCAAGCGGGAACACTATTGTTACTTTTGGAACACCTGGATTTTTTGAGCTTCGCAAAGACGCATTTAATTACGTACACTCACTAGAAAATTTAACTCGCGGTAGGTATCAAATAAGAGTTAAGCGTTTAGATAACGATGATTCAGAAAATGAAACCGATCAAAAGAAATACCATAAAGTAATTTTAAGTAATATAACTAGTTATGATAGTCAAGAAAAGCCAATGGTTAATCCTCCAGGATGTCACTTGGCAAGAACAGCAGTAAGAATACAAAGTACAAATAAAGTAAACGGTACAGTTGACGGATTAAATGCATTAGTACAAACTATTACTTGGGACTATGAGCGAAGTACAAGTAGTTGGAGCAACTCTCGTGCAACAAATAATCCTGCAAGTTTATTTGTTTATGTACTTATGCATCCAGCCAATGCTTTTAGAGTTACAAATGTATCTCAGCTTGATGTAGCTAATCTAACAGAATGGCATAATTTCTGTAACCCTGTTCCTGTAACAGTTACTGCAGGCAGTTTTGTTGTAGGTAGATACTATACTATTAAAACACCTGGCAATTCTGCCTGGTCAACTGTTGGCGCAGGATCTAGTAATGTGGGTGAAGGATTTTATGCAACTGCAGTAGGTAGTGGAACAGGTACTGCAGTATACTGTCCAAAATATACTTACAATAATATATTAACTAGCACACAAAGTGTAATGGATACTTTACGTGACATTTGCGCAGCAGGATTAGCAAGTCCTACATATGTAGACGGCAAATGGGGTGTTGTAATAGATAAGCCAAGAGCTTATACTACTCAACACTTTACTCCGCATAATAGCTGGGGATTTGAATCAACAAAAAATTTACCTATACTACCGCACGCATTTAGAGTTACTATTCCTGATGAGTCATTAGCATATCAACCTAACGAACTACTTATTTATAATTATGGTTATGCTGCAACAGCTATTGGCGGTAAAAAAGCTGCTGAACTATTTGAACAATTGACTTTACCTGGCGTAACAAACGCAGATCAAGCAACTCGACTAGCTAGATGGCACTTTGCACAAATTAAATTACGTCCAGAAACATATTCATTAACTGTTGATTTTGAACAATTAGTATGTACTCGCGGAGATTTGGTAAAAGTTACACATGATGTTCCAAGATGGGGAACAGGTACTGGTAGAATTAAATCTATAACAGGAACTTTAATTACTCTTACAGAACAAGTGTTTCTAGAAGTTGGTAAAACTTATACTATATTAATTAGAACAAATAATTTAAATAGTTCTGGTGCAGGCAGTGTTACAAAAACTTTGGCTGCAATTACAAATAATGGATATACTGACAGCATTACATTAACATCTGCAATTACAGGCAGTGATATTGTAGAAGTAGATAATTTGTTTATGTTAGGTGAAATAAACAAAACAACTCAAGAATGTGTTGTTATAGCAGTAGAACCAAGTACAAATTATAGTGCAAAATTAACGTTAGCAGATTATTCACCACAGATATATACAGATGATTTAAGCGGATTGTTAATATTTAACGCTAATATTTCTAGTGTTAACACAGATTTAGTAAAAAACTCAATAACTGTAGCACCAATTATTAACGGTATAAACAGTACTACCGCATTATCAGAACAAGTATCTACTGGAAACTATCAAAACGTAGCTATTACTTCATTTTCTAATCCTCCTAATTTACCTGCTGTAGCAACTAAAGTACAGTTTGATATTGTATCAAGCGATATGTTATTTAGTGATAGTAGTCCTAGTAGTATTCACATTGTTAATAAAGAAGCAAGTGGCTATACTTTTACAGGGTTATTATCTGATGTAGTTTATAAAGTAAGAGTCAGATATTTAGATGCTACAGGCAGTATTTCAGGCCCATGGTCTGATACTTTTACTTTTCTTAATGATGGTAAGAACGCTAGTTCAGCAGTAGCACCCTCGCTAACCATGGATTTAGATCACACTTTTGTTGTGGCAAAACCGGCTGTAGTTATACAAGCAGATGATTTTTTAACTTACGAGTATAGATTATACAAAGACACAGGCTCCTCAGATTTTTGGGAATTGGACACAACTACAAATAATATTAAAATTATTCGTAGTACCGGAGATGCAAGATTTGATTTACGAGATCAACCAGCACCAAAAATTTCAGCAGCAGGAGTTACATATAGGGTAGCATGTAGAACTGTAGATAGAACAAATAACTACAGTAATAGTAGCACTCTCGGAACAATAGTTGTAAAAACTATTACTTAAAGGACAAGCATGGCGGCATACTTATATTCAGGCGTAAAATCATTACACCTAGTATTAGATACACCTTACGATATAGTTAGAACTACAGATATTAGGGATGACCTAATATCTGTAAAAGTATGGTATTCTAGCACAACTGGGTTTAATCCTAGTAATAATCAAGGTACACTAATATATAATGGAAGCGGACTATCTATACCTATTACTGGACTAACTCCAGGAGCCAGGTACTATGTAAGGTACGCCTATATTAGTGCTATTGATCCAGACGTATATACAATATCATCTGAGCTAACTCAAGTAGTACTTAGCGATAGTACGACCGTTTATGGTTATTTAACTAATGATCCTACTCCTATTGCTACAGCAATGGACGGCAGTGGGGGCGACTTTTCGCTAGCTACAGGAGTTTTTAAAGCATATAGCGGTATTGAAGACGTAACTGGTAATGGCCCTGTTTATGCTATTAAAGCAAGTAGCATTACTGCTCTTACTGGAGCAACTATTAATGCTACTACAGGCGTATATAGTTGTACTGGTCTTACAGCTAATTCAGGAAATGTTACTTTTACAGCCACTTATGGTGGAATAACTCTAGAAGAAGTCTGGAATGTCTATAAAGCACAGGCAGGACAAACTGCGCCTATGCTTACCTTAACAGCCACTGCCAATCAATTTGCGTATAAAGATCAGTATTCTACTACTTCAGTAAGCTCATCTATAATTGTTACTGCTAACTTAACAAATCTTACCGGTACGCCTACTTTTACAGTAACAGGGTTTACAAGAGCAGGAGTATCGCTAGGAGCAGTTGCTTTTACACAAGTTAATAATATTATTACTATTACACCAGCAGATTTTGATGCAAAAGGCGTAACTATAGGAAACGCTAGAGTTATAGTGACACTAGGAACAACTACTGACACAATGAGTATTTTCAGAACCAATGATGGTACTGAACAAATTACAGTAGTTTCTAGTAATGAGTCACATAATATACCTGCTAATACCAACGGCTCAACAGTAACTGCTAGTTACATTGGTAGCGGAACTATTCTTAAAATTCTACAAGGTTCAGTATATTTACCTGTTGATAATACTAGTCCTTTTGCTAACGGTACTTGGCGCGTAGTTTCTGTAAATGCAACAGGTATTACGGCAGATACTACTCCGCAAATTGGCTCAAATTTAGTTTATTATGATACTCATGCAGCAATGGTTTCAGATGCTGCAACCATTGATTACACTATACGAGTAATAACTACTACAGGTGTAACAGTAGACATTATTACTACACAAAGTTTTGCAAAATCAAAACAAGGTGTAGAAGGTGCTACAGCAAAAGCAGTAGACTTAAGTGCAACTGCACAGGCGTTTATTACTGCAAAAAATAGCACCGCAATTAGTCCTTCAACAATAGTATTTACTGCTACACAAAGTAATTTTGTTACCCCTACTTTTAGCTGGCTAGTGGACGGTATAGTTCCAGACGTTGCTACTGGTACAATTAGTGGAAACACTTTTGTACTAAATAGTTTTGCTGCAGGATCTACAAAAACCGTTACAGCTACTGCTACAGAAGGTATTTATAGTGCTTTTGATACTTTTACTATTTATAGCATCAAAGAAGGAGACGATGCTTTTACAGTTGGTCTATCTAATGAAAACCAAACAATTAGTTGTGATAGTAGTGGAACACCAATAGTTGGACAATTCCCATTTACTTCTAAATTATATGCAGCATTAGGCTCAAGACTATTAGACAATACAACTAATCCACAAGCAACTTTTGCAAAAGTAAGTTATACTGGTGGGGACGCAGGATCATTTAATATTGATGCTACAGGAACAATTACTATTAATAGTTTAAGTAATGCTTTTGCTGAAGCAGTCTTTACAGCGACAGTAAACGGAGTAACCTTAACAAAAACTCTTAGTTTAAATAAATCTGTAGACGGTAATCCAGGTTCAAATGTTATTTTAACTGCTACAGGTCAAGTATTTGCTGCAGCTAAAAATACTGGGGTAATATCTCCTTCTACTATAACTTTTACAGCTACACCATTTAACTTAGGTTCTACTCCTGGTTATGCTTGGAAAGTGTCTACTGATAACGGTACAACTTTTACTACTCAAACAGGACAAACAAGTGCTGTATTTATATTATCTAGTTTTACAACTGGAACTAAATTAGTAAAGGTAGAGGCTACTGGGAATAGTAAAACAGTATTTGATCAAATTACTGTTTATGCTCTAAAAGAAGGCGACGACACTTTAGTTGCAGGTTTAATTAATGAAAATCAAACTATTACATGTGATGCTACAGGTACTGTTATACCAGGACAATTTCCATTATCTAGTCAATTAGTAATTGTAAGAGGCACTACTATCCTTAGTAACGCAGATGGTGTTACGTGGTCTAAAGTATCTGAAACTGGTATGACCAGTACTATTGTTAGTACTACAGGTATTATATCAATTACAGCTATCTCAGCAGATACTGCAACTGCAACCTATAGAGCTACTATAGGTTCAACTAACTTAGATAAAGTATTTACACTAAACAAGTCTAAAAATGGTAGTAACGGAACTAACGGAACTAACGGAACTAACGGAACTAACGGAACTAACGGTAGTAGCGGGACTAATGCTAGATCAGTTGACTTAACTACATTTAGTCAAGCTTTTGTATATAATGACGCAGGTACAACACCATCACCAACTTCTGCAATAATTACAGCTACAGCTCAAAATACTACAGGTACAATATACTATGAATTTTTAATTGGTACTAGTTCTGTACAGAATTCTACTACTAATACATATACTTACACACCAACAGCTTCTTTTAGCTCAATGCCACAACAACTCACTGTAAAAATTAGAGAAGGTGCAAATACTGGAACTATTGTAGCAACTGATATAATGTCGTTAATTGCGATTAAACCTGGAACTAGCGGTATTAACGGAGTTAACTCAATTAGTGCCATACTGTCTAATGAAGCCAGTACCGTTGCAGCGGACTCTTCTGGAAATGTTTCAAGTTTTAGTGGTACAGGAGGTACTTTTTATGTATTTGACGGTACAACAAATAAAACTGGTAACGCTGCAGTAACTTATTCAGTTGTAAGTTCAACAGGAGTAACTATTAGTATTGCATCAACAGGCATTTATACTGTTAGTGCATTATCTACTGATAGTGGAACAGCTACATTAAGAGCTACTTATATTGGACTTACTGTAGATAAGATATATAGTATATCTAAAAGTAAAGCAGGTCCGGCAGGAGCAGCAGGAGCAGCAGGCACTACCCCCAATAAAATTGCTACAGCTTATCTATATCAATGGAGTGCAGCAAATATTATAGGAGCTCCAAGCGGTACTGCTACATACACATGGTCAACAGGTATAACTTCAGGGTATGGCGGAGGAAATAGTTGGCAAAATACTCCTCCAACAAACCCAGGAACTTCTGGTCTTAAATTATGGGTTGCAAGCAAACAAGTAACTGATGTACCTACAGCTATTACAACTACAATAGACTGGTCTACCTCATATAGTACCTATGTTGCAGGACAAAATGGCAATGCTGTAGTAGGCGTACAAACAACAAAACCCGAAGTTTATCAATGGGCGTTATCAACTCCAACTATTACTGGTTCAACCACATACAATTGGTCAGACGGAAGTTATTTAGCTCCTTCAGGATGGAGTAAATCTACTACTGTAGCACCCTCAACTGGATTTTATTTATATAGTGCTATTGCAACAGTAGTTGACTCAGCGACCGCTACAAGTAGTACTATAAACTGGGGAACATCTAGTATAGTAGTATCGGGATATGCAGCCGCTAATGGTACTAATGGTACTAATGGAGCAGCAGGAACAGCAGGGGCAGCAGGTACTAATGGCACTAATGGAGCGCCTGGAGCAACCGGAGCAACCGGAGCAACCGGAGCAACCGGAGCAACAGGACCACAAGGACTAACAGGAGCAACAGGAGCAGCAGGCGTAGGAACTGTTGGCGCATCAGCTACTGTTATGTATGCGCGTATTGCTGGCAATCCTGCTGCTGTATCTGGAAATGTAAGTGTATCTTCGTCAGTAGCAGCTAGACCCTCAGGTGCAGCAGCCGCAGCAACTTGGGGAGGTTCGTTTAACGTAGTGTGGTATGCTGTAGATCCAGACCCAAACAGTAATGCTTCTCTTTACGTAGCAGATGGTATATTTAACGGAAGTAATACAACTGTATGGTCTACTCCTTATATTGGAAGTTTAAAGGTTGGATCACTTTCTGCAATTACTACTAATACAGGTAATTTAACAGTTACTGAGTATATAAAAGCCAGTACTGCTGCAATCAGTGGCACATCAATGACTGGTAGTGGTGGTATTTTATACGGTACTGGATTATTTGCTTTTGGAAATGAAACTACCAATATAGCATTTAATGGTTCGCAGATGACCCTAAACGGCAATGTTGTTAGCACTGCAAATATTGCTGCAAATTCGGTAACTAATAGTGCTGCGGCATATACTGCAGGTAGGGTATACGCTACAAATTCAGTAAGCTACACAACGGTACAAAGTATTACATTTACTAGTACGGGTGGTACTGTTTTTATTACTTCAGGCGGATCAGAAACACAAGCTGTGTGGGGAGACGAAGGTGGTATTAGTGGATCCTTTCCAGACGTTAGAATTGCAGTAGGCACTTATGTACTAATTGAAGGACGAACAGGAAGTATGGCTTATAGTGTTACACCTGCTGCAGGTACTTATAATGTTGAGTTACAAATTAGAGATAATTACACAGGTTTTTATGGTAATTTACAGATTAACTCTTCTATAACAAATAGATCTCTATTTATAATGGAACTAAAACGATGAATTATACAATCTACAAACAAGCTACCGGTCAAATTGCTAGAACTGTATATACGGATGAAATTAATTTGCAACTTTCAGAAGGTGAAAGTTATATAGATAACTCTTATGACGACACACTATACTATATTTTAAATAATCAACCAATACAAATTTCAGAAAAGCCTAGTGTTTACGCTGAATTTGATTATGCTACAAAGCAGTGGGTTTTAAATACAATACTAGCAGAACTAGACGTTAAAAATAAACGCAGACAATTTTTAATTAACTCAGATTGGACTGATACATTATCTGCTAAAAATCGTTTAGGCGATACTGTATATAACCAATGGCAAACATATCGCCAAGCATTACGAGATATACCAACTCAAACAGGTTATCCTTATAGTGTAGCATGGCCCATTGCTCCTGCGTAGTTATATTAAGTAGTTTAAACTGTAAAAATTATACCCTGTCCATTACTTGGGCAGGGTATTTTTTTGCATTGACAACTATGCGCCCTTGTGGTATAATATACCAAAATGTCAGAACATTTCAATATTTTTTCTTGACAAGCTTTTACCTAGATCTAAAAGGCGTCTCAGCCGTTTGGATTATAATTAAATATACAACCCCTGCTAATAAGGAAATCTGATTATGGTGGAGATTAACGACCACAGTTTCATACAGACCGTTTCACTAGTTGCGTTAGCAGTTGTTGCTTTCTCAGTTGGAATTCAGAAATTGTTAAAAGACTGGAAAAGTACTA